TGCGTCCATTTGATCCCCACGTCTGAAGTGTACCATCTGAATTAACAGCTAATACCTGAACATAATTGATTGTTTTTGTAATCCCACCACCCTCAAATGACGGGTTTTTTAGCGTCCAATTATGCATATCGATGTTGCATCCCATATTCACGGCATCTCCTGTGTAATTATCAAAGTCAGCACTTGCATAAGTCATCTTCATTAAATAAGATTTGTCATTCCTATTTTTCTTATATGACCATGACATATACCATCCATCGTACTCAAGGTCGAATACCAGTCCCTTTTTGTTCGCATCGCTTAGCAAGTAGTTTGTACCGATATTGCCTAGCTCTGTGTCTCCTAGATAATACCTCGTGGCACCGGATGACATCTCAGCCTTTCTATTTCCTAATACTGTTGTAACAATTCCGTTGATGTTTGCACCCTGACAAGTGAGGACTCCATTTTCTGTCATACTGGAATAGGTTGACTTCCAACTAATCTCGTTTGCTTTCAAGCGGATAGAATCCGCTTTCTGCTCAATGATTGACGCTACATCACCCGCTGTGACTTTCAGTTCTATCTTTCCAGCAAGGACTTCTATTTGTGCAATAGCTTTATCTGCGACAGTATCGTCTGTGTACTTTGTAGCAAGCACCCAGTCTGATGAGCGGTAATATCCAGTTTGTCTTGAGGTCTGGCACCGCATCAGGTCGCCTGTGCTTCCTTGCGTCCACAAATCTCCGACATCATAAGGCGGAGTCGGTGTTGATGTGAACGCTCTTCTCTTTCCATCTGCGGTATCTTGAGCTTTTGATGCCTTTTGCATAGCAGACTCGATGTCCGCATCCTTAACTCTTACCCACTGGAAAGATGTATCAACTTTCATGTAGCGGTAGGTGAAACCTTTGCTCTTCCAAAAGAAGAGGTCACCAACGTGCTTCTGTCTCACGGATGCTGTAGTCCATTCTGATGCAGGAAGGTTGGAATTGCTTGGAGCGTAGTCGAAGTAGTAAGTGTCTATCTTTCCATCTATTTGTTTCTGTACTGATTCCTGGTCCGACTTGTAAACATTGTTCACAAAGTTATCGACTTTTTCGCCAGCTATTTCACCAACAGACTTTCCGGTTATAGTTACTGATTCTGCGTTAATAACTACTCTTCCGGTTTCTGTATCAGCGTAAAAAGTGATATTTCCATTCTTATCTTTAACAATAATTGATCCTGAATTAATGTAATCTGCATTAATTCCTACAGTGTATAGAATCCTTGTAATCAGATCGCCAGTAAGAAATAATCCATAAGGATATGTCTTACCACCATCATTCGAGATACCAATAGCTTCAGATGTGATTTTAATTACATTCTTCGATTCTTCTACTGTTGGCTTATCATGAATATATGTTATCGTACTTCCGTCCGGTTGAGTAACTTCTGTAGCATACATTCCAGATGCATTCTCAAGTGTCTTATTAAGGTTCTCGACAGCTTCTTCAAATTCTGTTTTGGTATTCTGTGCATCCTTTTTCACTTGTTCATATATCTTTGTAGCTTCGCTGTAGTATGTACTCTTCTGACGTTCCGGGTCTTTAATACCACATGATAATTGACTATTTCCAAGATAATTGAATTCATTGGATGTGACAAATGTTGGATATACTTTTTCTTTTCTATCCACAACGCACACAAGATCCATAAATTCAATCGTAGGATCCGGGAAGAATTCTCCACTAAACGACCGCAGGCGCGAACCAATCAGCACCTCACCAATCAGCTGTAGAGCTTCCTCCTCGTTCCCTTCAATAAGAGGATTCGTGATTTCCAATGCATAGTCCTCAGTACCTCTTAACAGTATTGTACTCTTGTTTTCTTCCTTCTTTGTGGTCGCAATTCCAGTGATTGTAACCGGGTCCGTTCCGATATTGGGATCCGTTGGATAATTCTCTAATATGCAGTATCCGACCCCTTCTTTTAAATCTGCTTTTTTCGTGATGTTTGCTATTGGTGAAAAATCATAGCTCTTGATCGTAAGTGTTCCATTCTGGATAATCGCATTTCCAACAGCAATCTGTGCAATATATCCGATTACCTCTCGACAAGTTACCTTTTTCGGTGCGTTCTTGATAGAATAATCCTGATTCTTAAATGTCGGACTTCCAAGAGATATGTCGCATGTGTTACATACTTCTCTTAAGAGTTGTCCGGCAGTAGTTGGATAAGATAGATTTGAACTGAAATCAATATCTGCTTTATGCATATCATCATATCCAACAAGCTCAATCGTGTCACCGACAGCAGTTGGTTCAAGGACTGTGAATGTTCCTTCTAAGAGCCTTTCTTTTCCGCTGCTTACGTCCGCTTCTGTATGCAGTGATATTTGTGCGTAGTAGAAATCATAATTAGAATATCTCTCATCCAGGTTATCAATAACCAATATGATAGATTTGGAGAGCGCGGATCCCAAAGGAAATCCGTTACCTCCATCTTCTGAATATCCATTTCCACTGATGAAAAAATCATTTTCTGAATCAAGGACTAACTTCTCACCGTTTTTCAGTGTAATCGATGCGTAAGCATAGAACGGACCGCCTGACTTTATGATGTTTTTGAATTCGTTGCTTACATTCTTCATAATCTACCTCTAACTTTATAAGGTCAGCGATCATCTCTAAATGATGACCGGTATAAACTACAATGGATTAACTGATGTGACCTGAAAGCTCAGTTCATCCAACTTTTCTTCTCCGACTACTAGACTGATACAAGGTGCGTTGAAATTTGCAGCATAGAACGGTGATGTTTCCCACACTCCCTTGTAAACGTTATAATGGAAGAAATCAAACTCCGCTTTGCCAAGTACCTGTTTCAAAATCTCTCCACCGGTCTTCGCCGGAAGGTCTGTCCATTTCAGTTCATAGGCTTCTACTGTGAAGAGAGGGGAATTCTTCATATTTCCCCTCATTGTTCTTCCAGAGTTCTCAGTGGAAGTAGTAGCCATTGATATCTGATATCCGTCTTCGTCCACTTCCGGTGCTGTGTACGAACCGAATTTTAAATGATTCTGTGCCATGTTCTACCTCCTAAGCCATTTCAAACGGATTTCTTCCCGTCTGTGTTCTCATGTTCTTCCCTTCTTCAAGTACAGCCTTCGCAATCTGTCTACGGTTCAGATATACCGGTACTTCAATCTTGCGTGAGTTGTTTCCGGTCTCTTCTCTTACAATCTTGCGTATAAGGCTTTCAGGTGCTTCGATGTTGTTACCACTCTTCTGGTCACCAAGCACTGCCATGAACTCTTTGTTCGGCGGGATAACTGCTCCTTGTGCTAAATACGGAATCCGTGGAGTTGAAATATATCCAATGTTGAATCCGAAAGAAGAATATCCGGTTAAATCCTGTACCCACCCAGGAAGATCAATCGAAATCGCATTTAATGCATTTGCAATTCCATGCTGCATGCGTTCCACTGCATAGAGTAACTGGTTGATGAATCCAATGATTGCATTAATCGGAGATTTCACAATACCAGCAAAAGCTCCCCATACTCCACTGAAGATTTCTTTCACTCCGTTCCATGCTTGACTCCAATTCGAGCTGAAGACGCCAGTAACGAAATCAATAATTCCCTGGAATACTTGTTTCACGGAATTAACAATATCTTTCAGTGTTTTTCCCCAAGATTCCATGTACATTCCGACCAATCCGAATGTCTTTTCGAAATTCACGCGGAATACTTTTTCAAGGAAGTCGCTGAATGGCGTCAGGATATTATCCTTGATGAATGTGAATACTGCAACAATTGCTTCTTTCAATCCTTCTGCGATAGCTTTTAATCCCTCGGTTACAAGTGTGGTATCGTCAGTAAATACTCCTTTGAAGAAATCTAAGAAGCCATTCAGTACTTCAAGGATTCCAGCTGTAATCTGCGCTACTGTTCCGAACAAATTGATAAATGTCGTAGCAAGCCACTCAAATATAGGAGCTAAAACCGGTATGATTGTTTCTATCAGCCAGCTTATGAATGGCGCAAGAATGCTTTCCCATAAAATGCCAAGAATATCTATCACTTTTCCGATTAATGTGAGTGCCTGTCCTATGGCATCACTGACCGGACCATTCAGAACTTCTGATACTAGTGTTGCAATATTTGAAAGAACTGGTGCAATGTAATTATTGAATACATCAAGCAAAGCTCCAACAATCATGCTGAATCCATTCGTCAGTTTTTGGAAGTATGGGGCAATGTGGTTGTCGTATAAATCCGTCACACCATCTGCGACATTATGAAGAAAAGTTTCTATTCCTTGTGTTATTGTTTCAATCGGAGCAAGCAGTTCATTGATTGCAGTAATGATTTTTTGCTTATTATCAACAATCGGCTGTACGATAAAATTAATCAAATCTCTTGCGAAAGATGCTACTAATTCAGAAACTAATCCAAACGCTGTGGCGAATATTCCTATAATATTTCCAGTGATATTCTGCGCTGTCTGTGAACCGAATGTCTGAGCAAAAATTTCTGCGATTGTAGCTGCAAGAGTGCCAATCAAATCCATGATTTCAGCACCTATATCAAACATTCTGATAAGATAACGTTTTATCCTGTCTACATTCTCGGCAAGATAGCTTTCGATTCCACCTACTATATTCACTGCTATGGTCAGCCCTATGCTCACAAATGCTCCGGCAATCTTCCCTAGATTGTAAATGAAATTTCTAGCAAAATTCTTCGCTGCTGCTTGAACATCTTTATCAGTAAATATGTCTCTGATGTATCCGCTGATAGAATTTAAGTCCTTCTTGAGTTCTTCGATCAGTGGCTTGTAATCTCCGAGTCCATCCCAGAATCCACTCATGAAGATATCTCTGATCTGCTTCAACTTGTCCAGTACGGATTCAAGCAAGGATGCAAACTTATTGTCAATCGGTACTTCTTCGAACAATGGTCCGGAACCACTACCGCCACCGGCACCACCTCCACCACCACCGGATCCACCAGAACCGTTTCCTGAGTCTTGCTTATCCATTTTATTGATATCATCAAGTGGCGATAAGTACTCTTCCGCAGCTTCCGTAGCTTCTTTTGTTCCGTCCGCTGCATCTTTCGCACCGTTTGCCGTATCCTTAAGGCTTCCGGCATAATCTTTCTGTACTGCGATTGCCTTCGTGTACGTACTCTTTCCAGACAAGAATGAGAAGAACATACTTACATAGCTTGCAGCTGTTGAAAGCATATCAATGAATTTGCTAAGAATCGGTGCTACTATATTTAAAATTGGTGCAAACGCTGTTGCAAGGCTGTTTTTAAGTGTCTCAAGACTTCCCCACAGCATTGATATACTGCTGTTTGTGCTACTTGAGTACTGTGCAAGGTTTGTGAATCCATCCTTGATAGCGTTGATTGCCACTGAGAACGCTCTAAATGCTATGCTCATTAATAGTGACATTCCAAGCATTCTTCCAATGCCGAATCTCGCACCCGTCGCAGCTTTCCCAGTTTTTGCGATAGACCTTGATGCCTTCTCACTTGCGCTTGCTAACTTCTGCTGTGCCGGTGCTGCACTCATCAACTTCTGCTTGTATTCGTCCACACTTCCTTTTACAGAATTGTACGATGTGTGAAGTCTGTTATTCATGTCCGCAAGCTTTCTCTCTTCTGCTTGCAATGTACGCATGCTGGCTGCTGCTTCCTGTGTCTTTGATCCAAGCGTAAATGCTCCGCCTGATGCTTCTAATTCTGCTAATTCTGCTTTAGCATATTTAATTTCATTCTCAAGCTCTTCTATGTCATACTGCATCTTCTTAAAAGACGAGCTGTTCTTTCTGCCACCAGTAGAAAGGAATTTATCCTGTGCAGCTTTCAGTGAATTCAGTTTTTGAGTAGCCTGTGAAATCTGTGTTTGTATCTCTCTGTATTCGTCTGTTGGTACTTTCTGTTCACCGTACTCAGCAATCTTTTTCTTCAGTTCAGATACCTTACGCTCCTGTGCAGCGTATTCATTGTTCAGCTTAGCGAATGCATCTGCTTGTTTGTTGAGAGCTGTCTGCGCTTTGTTCCCCATGTCATTTACAGAGTTTGCCATTCTTCTGACAGCTGCTTCAACTTCTCTGCTTCCGGCTTTCATGCCGTCAGCGTTAATCTCTGTGTCAATTATGATATAGCCGTCGGCTTGTGCCATTTCTAATCCTTTCCACCGCTAATTATCTGCGGTCAGCGAATATCTCTATGCGATATCCGGTTATTTATTCAATCCGAAGAGTTCTCGGAGTTCAGCTTTCTCTTCGTCACTTCTCTCTGTACTCTTCTGATGCAAGTCTACGATAGACTTATTGTTTTTGTAATATTCCTGTTCCCACTTCTCTAACTTCTTACCTTTTCTCTTCTTGTCTCGGATGCTGACTACAGTTGAGAAGGTACTTTCTCCAATCTCCATATAGAGTCCGAAGAACGTCCACCAGTGCATATAGTCTGTAGCTCGCACATCAGCATTATTCACCTTATTCACAGCCGGTATGATGATTGGTGCATCCTGTTCCCAGTCCATTGTTCTAGGTCTTGATTTGCCATCATTCTTGATACCGCAATCGATGAACTCACACGCTTTCTGACAGGCTTCTTGCCAATCCTTAGGTGGCATGGAATCAAAGTCCACATAGAGGATTCTAAGCATCGTGAGTGTTTTCTCCTGTTGTTTCTCTTCTTCTGTCATGCCAGGCTCGAAGATATCCGGATCATTCATAGCAGAAAGAATATCCAATATCACTCTAAAATCAGAGCGTATCGAATATTCTTTTCCATTAACGTCTAAAGATGTGGGAAGTTTCCACGGATCCATTAATTATGGTACTTAGCCACATACTTATTCATGCGACTCTGTACCTTCTTTGTGCGGATATTCATTTCCTTTTCAATCACTTTTGCGATAGAGGACAGAACATTCTCCATATACAGTTCTCCATTCGCCAGTGGTGAGAATGCTCCGAGGATAGAGAAGAATGTCTCTTTTGCATCTTCTCCGATAAGATAAGAGATTCTCTCTGTAATATCTTCCTCAGCTCTTCTCATATCCGCTTCACTTGGATTCTCTGGTAGCTGATATGAATTGTAGTATTCAACTACTTCCTCATATCTCTTCACGATATTTGTATCTGTAGGTCTGAACTCGAACTTGCCGATTGGTTTAACTAATTTGTTTGCCATCGTATTGTCCTTTCTGCTCTAAGCCTAATACTTCTTTATGCTCTTCATCGTATACTGAAAGTTCTTCAGTTCAAGCTGCTACGATTTCTCCCTCTGTGAACTCTGGTTTACCTGTCTTAAGAGAAGCAGCCGTAACATAGCCTTTTGTTCTCTTTCCATCATCAGATACATCGAATGGAATGTTGATTCCTGCTGTGTCTCCACCGTAGGACTGTGGTTTAACCATTACTTCCTGTACATAAGCAAGGTGCTTCTCCGCTGCTGTATCCTCTACAATAACCTCAAGCATAAGTGTTCTACACTCATCACCCTTCTGTCTGTTCAATGCGATATCTCTAAGCTTTGTGTACAGTTTAGAAGACGGATCCGCATAGAATGGATCAGCTGACATGGAAGGTGTGTATCCATTGTCAGTCGTCTTTGTGTTACCGAGAATGTTTTTCTTCTGTTCTGTATCAGGATTCAGTTCTACAGACATTTCCTCGATATCATCACCGAGAATCACCCAGTCTGCTGTATCTGCTGCCATCTTGAATGTTGAATCAAGATAGTGCATTAATGCTTCACGCTCTAATTTAGCCATGATTGTTATCCTCCGTTATTTCTTGTAGAATATGTTTCTGTATTTCAAGGAGATACTGATTGCCCAGTCTTGGACATTACCATCACTCACATTATCTAAGTGAGCCGGTGTAAGCCTTATGATCTCCTCTATTTTTCTCTCTTCTGTAAGCACTGGATATTCTTCCAGTTTTACTTGTTCTCCATTTATTACAACCGTCTGCTGTTCAAGCCACTTTCCAAGAGTGTCAAGGAATTCTTTGATACTGGCCTTAATCTTTGGAGAGTCGATTGAAGACCGGTAAATCACATAAAAAGGATAGTTGCACAACTGGTCTACTTTTCCAGTTACGCTCTTCTTTTCCAGTACAATCACCGCTCCTGTCACTGGATAGAAGGCAATACCGCCATCTTCGTCTAGTGTGGAGAATCTTATCTTTTCGTCTTCCTCTAATCCCGGAAAACTATTGAGAAGAGAAACGAGTGCATCAGTTACAGCTTCGTAACCGTCTACATCGTACATGACCGGTTTCTTACTTTCCTCCGGCAATTCGTTTCACTCCTTTCACCCAAGACTTCACATTCTCTGTCTTCGCAGCATCAAACCAATGGTCTGTTGCTCTAGGATGTGCTGTCTTATCAAATACAAGGTCTCTGTCTGTTACTACCTTCTTCGCTCCGGCTCTTGCCCACGGTGAACCTGTGGCAGGATCCACCATGACTTTTCCTTCATAGAGGAATCGTCCGTAGGGTGGAGCGCCGGCAATAACCCGTCCACTGCCTTGCATGGATCTGCTCATAATTGCAGACACGTTTCTCATGTTGCCATCACGAAAAGGCATATACTTTTCCATATCAGTAAACACTTGACCGTCTAACCAGTTCTGTGCTTCCTGGAACTGCTTTTCAAATCTGTTCAAGCTAATGTTCACTGTGATGTCACCGGCTACCATCGAAAAGCTTGGAAAATGAAATGTCTTACTCATATTACTTACCACCAATCTCGAAATGAGGAATCAGCGTGTAAGAGCCTACACTTGTGATTAGGAAGACGCTATCCATCTTCTTGTTCAGATAATCGTAAAATCCTTTGTTGGTACGTGACGTATAGTCTTCATCGGCAATTACCGTTTCCGGATATTTGCCTTCCATGAAGATGTCACCTGTCGAAAATGTGATTGAACTCTCTTTGTTTTCCTCAGTTTTCCACACTTTCGGAGTGAGATAGGAAAGATTGCACACTGTCCTTTCTCCTTCACGTACCACAAAAGGCACATGGAGTTTCGCTGTATCAGCATTTTCCAAACCGGTCTTGGCAACGTTTGCAGCCTTATCCGTAATAAGTGTGACTCCGGATAAAACATGAGGATACCAAAATATGGCATCACTCTTGTCAATGTATTTGTTAAATACAGTCACAGTCTTGTCATACATCGGTATCCCCTCCTTAATAGAATTCTTTTCCACATTCCTTGCACTTCCACACATGATGAGTCTTGTACTCATGGTCTCCGACCTCATCGAGGAAAGTTGAAGAATATGTCAATTTTTTATGTCGGCACATTAACCGCTTAAGCCATCTAAACACCAGCATAGAGTAGGCACACTCCTTCCTTATCTACAACTCCTTGCAGATACTCAGAAGCCACCTGCCGAATCAGAATAGCTTCCACTTTCTTATCCATTGACGCTCGTGCATAGATGCTGTCGGATGCTCCGCTAGTCCCAGTTGCAAAGCTGATGCTTTCAGCACCTGACGTAATGGACGATACTTGCTTCTTGCTCACTGTACCGTCAGCGTGTTTAATCACACCTACAGTGTCCAGTGATGCTTTTCTGATTGAGTCGATCTGGTACAGAGTTTCTGCAATCTCACAGACAGCTTTCTGAACCTTTGCATTAGATTTCTCGTCTTCCGGAAGACCATCTTTTAATCTGCCAAAGGTGATTCTGTCCAAGCGTTCGCTTGCTCGTTCTGCATACTTAGGAAACTCTTCCTCTTTCACGACATCTCCAAAATATTTAGTTGTATAGAACTGAGAGTCTGTGTATGCCATGTGAATCTCCTTTACTCAGCTTTTTTTCTTGTCTGCTGTTTCTTCTGTGTAAGCTTAACTTCTTCGTACTTATCTGGATTGCTCTGCATACTGGCAATACTCTCGGCATTGTCAGTAGACAGATACAGTCCAGTTTCTTTGTCTAAGAACTTCATCTTAATCAACCACCAATTTTCTTATTCTTGAAGATAAGGTCCGGTGTAACAGATTTTGTTCCGAAGTGGTAGAACAGTTCGATTCCGTAAGCGTTTGAAAGCGGAATCTTCTCTGCATTGTACGGATCAGACATTACTGGCTGCGCAATTGCACCGTCAACCATAACGAGAACCTTAACGTCTGTTGGAAGATGTACGCAAGAGTATGTCTTAACACCGTGGAAAGCGTAGAACTCTTCGTCAGCTGCTCCAACACCAGGAACTGTTACCTTGTCAAGGTATGTTCTGATTTTTCCGTAGTAGTCCGGATCCAGTACCATGTGCATCATTGATCTTGGAACTCCGTCCACGTACTCATTCTTTGTTGTCTCACACTGCTGAATCATTTTCTCTGCAATCTCTTCAATTGCTGTGATTCCTGTCAGATCTACTTCTGTAGCATCTGTACCAGCTACTTCGAAGAACTTTGTATCAAGCTCTGCTGCCATTCTAAGCGCATGGTTTGCTGTTCTCTTAGCAATAAGTCCTTCAACTCCAAGAAGAGAAACATCTTTCTGCTCTACTTCTTCTACGATCTCTCTGTCCTGATCAATCGGAATTGTTACCGGTTTACCTTTAACACCGTCACCCTTTGCAGCTGTTCTAGCTGTTCCGTAGTTCTTCGGTGTTGCGTTTGCAAATCTCTTCGCTTCTACTGTTCCGGCATGAGGATCACCAGAAAGCTCTGTGTTCTTCATTGCTCCGGAAATTGTAAGTTTCTGTACGTTCTCGATTACCTTTCCGTATTCCTCTGCAAGGAACATCTTTCCAGATGGATCGAGAAGCATGTTTAATGACTGAATTCTTGTATCTGCCATGTTTGTATTCTCCTTTAACTTTTTAAGGTCAACGATTATCTCTGATTGATAACCGTTCTATCGCATGACTACCATACTGCCGGTGGTGTGTACACTGGATCCTTGCCGTCTCCTCCGCCTTTGTTTGTAGGTGCTGTGAAAGTTGGCACATTCGGAGCATCTGTTGGAGCAAATGCATCTTTCTGTGACTCTCTCAGCTCGTTCATGTAATCATCGAGTCCGAGGATTTTTTCACCTTCACGTTTCAGCCCTTTCTCTTTGATCATGCTGATAATTCCTGTCTTAGCAAACTCAGATGTGAATTTCTCACCTGACAGTGCCTTAATCAGTGCATCATTGAAGTCTCTCTCTTCAATCTTTGCTGCATAATCTTTCTCGCTGTCCGCAAGTTTTGTCTGCCACTCTTTCTCTGCGGTCTCTGCTTTGGTTTTCCACTCATCACGTTCTTTTGTGATGGCATCAAAGTCTTTGCCCTCAAATCCTTCAAGTGTAGACTTGGCTGTGTCATACTGTGTTTTAATGTTGTCTCTTTCCTGTGTGACTGTCTCAAGCTTTCTGCCCTGTTTCTCAAACTCGGCAAGAGTCTTGTAATTCTCGTTCACACTGGTTTCGATTGTTTTCTTCTGCTCATCTGTAATCTCAAGACCAGCATCGGAAAGAATCTGAATAATGTTTTTCATGTAACGTATCCTCCTCAACGTATTTTATTAACCGTTTCGTCCACGGTAGGGATTCAGACAGATAAACCTCTGTCAGGGTAATCGTGGTTGAGGGAGTCGAACCCTCATAACCATTACCACGCAAGAACAGATGCTATAGAAAGGCAGATTCACATCTGTCCCCAGCTCCATTAGGAGCAAAGCCTACCGAGATGTGCGATACCTCTTAACAGGATTCCCCTAGTAGGCTATTTTTTAAAAAGGAGGTGCAAAAATATGATATAATCTTCACCCAATATCCATTATGAATGTTTTTGATTACTTCGTTGTACCCATCTTTAACTCTTTTTCGCACTTTCGTATCTTCTTGCAGCAGCTGCACTCTTCATAGCTTGCTTTCTGTCCCACCGTGCGACTTTCAATCGTTCTGCATACTCTCTCAAGTCATTCTCTTCGCAAAATGCACTGTACCGCTTATTCTGAAGTTTCAATGTGTGAGCCTTGCGGTCCAACATATTCTGCAATTCAAACCTTGCCTTATCATCTTTGCAGTTATCAACAGCTGTCTGCAAGTTCTGTATCTTCCTCTTGGTGTCTCTAATCCTGCGCTCCTGTGCTCTCTGCTTCTTCTGCAATTCCTCTACTCTGTGATTGTCAGCAAGAGTTATCTTCTTATCCTCATAAGGATTGTTCACTCCGTCACCACTTCCAAATGAGTGCCTACAGTTCCAACCGCACAAGCCTTCACCAGTTCCGAAACCAGTTGTCTTAACGAAGTCCGGGAATCTCTTATCCTTTCCACTTCGTGAGTAGAACCGTCCTTGCCACCACAAGTGATTGCCAGGATTCATTCCACCATTACCAGTACGTGCTCCTAAGTGAGCAGACACAAGAACGGTATCCCAATTCATTTCTTCCATTCTCTTCATGGAGATGTCGGCAGCTGCTTGTCCCACTCCTGTCCTCACGATCATCATCGTTGCTGACTCAATGCTCATTCTGTACCCAGTAGGATAGTTCACTTTGAGTCCTACTTCTGTGATATTGTTAATTACATCTCTGACCGCTTGTGTGTACGATACAGCACCAGTAGATACAAGATGGTATGCATTGTCCATCTGATTGATGAAAGTCTTCTGTGCATCCAGTGCTGTGGTCCGTGTGAAGTTGTTCCATTCTCCGGCAGTAGCAAGGTAATCTCTCTCGAGGATCCTGAGCATGGTTGGAGATTGCATCAGTGCTGTTGGAGTGAGTCCGGCTGCAATATACACAGCATCATCCCATTTCAACGAAGTGATACCAGCATCAATGAAAGCATCCTTGATTTCTTTCTGCTGTAACTTTGTCTTGTCCGCTATTTCCTTCTGGATATCCTCTAACAGTTCACCAGACTCTTGAAGCACTTGTATCTGCCATCGGTCTGTCTGTGTCAGCAGATAGTCCTCACCTCTGCCGAGTCTCTTCATGATTCTCTCGATGATCATGTCCATAATATTGCGATGAAGGGACGAAGATATCTCCTCCGCCCCTTCTGTTATTCTTTGTAAATATTCAGGTGTTAGCATTATTTCTCACCGTCTTTACTTCCACTCTCTGACCAGTCTTGTGACCATGTGGACAGTAGTACCAATTTTCTTTTATCTGTTCCATTACTCTAACCACTCATTATCCAAATAATAAAATCCATATACAACAGCTCCAATCAATCCAATCCAGAAAATCCAAAATAAAATTAAAAATACTGTGCCATCAGTTTCAAATCTTTTCACAATATCCTCAAGCGTGTAATCTTTATAGAAGGAGGTTTCATCTGGTATAGTTCCGTCTTTAAGGTTCGCGAAAATCGAACCTTTATACTTTGTACTTACTCCGTAATACACAAATCGCACTTTTACGCGTTCACCAGACTCCCAACTGTACACCTTATCTCCTGGAATTGTTTTTATGTGTTTTGAATGAGGCAAATCTATCTTGCCGTAAGGGAATATTGAACCACAAAACTCAATTTCTTTCGCATGTAATGACTCTACATTTTCCGTTTCCCATTCATAATAAACTTCTGTCTCAGTGTATTCATTACCATCCGAATCTGTTTTTGTTACTTCTTCTTCATGACGCTCGTATCTCTCTTCCGCTTTTTTAACATACATATATTCTCCACCGATTTCCGGGAAAGTAACTGTATCAACGGCTTCTAAATCACCATAAACAAAAGCATCCCCAACGTTTGTGTCCATCCCATATCGGAAAAGTTCTTCATCCTCAATCTTAACAGCCTTATTGTATCTTTCATTATTATCCATAATACTGTTTTGAATCTTACCTGATATAAGAAATCCAATCAAAAGCATTACAGCCACGATAGATACACTTGCTAAGACTTCACGCTTTGTAATCTCCATTTATTTATCTCCGAACAAATCTTGTGGTGCATCTTCTGATACATCGTATTCAAGGTAAGAATAAGACTGTTTCTCATATCCAGTCATATTCAAGAAAATACTTGTCGGAAATTTACGTACGTAACGATTGTACTGCTTCACCTGTTTATTGAAGTTACTTCGATATTCAGCAATCATATTTTCTGTGATCGACAGCTCGTTCATTAGCTGCTTGTAATTTTCATTCGACTTCAACTCTGGATATGCTTCACTTACTGCCGTAATAGCTGTAGTGACATTCTCAATATTCCCAGTCTGCCCTCTTCCATCGACAACGGCTTTCAATGTTTCTGCCTCATGCGAATCATACTGTTTCACGCAATCCGCAAGATTATATACAAGGTCAACTCTTCGTTTTTCCTGCACCTTGATATCCGACTGTGCCGTCCTTGCTTGCTCTTCCATTGCAATAGCCCTATTCTGCGAGCTGTATACTCCAAATACACACATTAAAACTACTGCAACAACTCCACAAAATGCAATTAAGGCTACTTTCCAATTACTTTCCATCTATTTACCCCTTTGTATGACAAGTGTTTGTAATCTTTCCGTACACATCTTCATATAGTTCCTATTTTTCGTTCTTTCCAAGAACATTTCTTTCAATGCGATCTTCTACTCTACGATTCATCCACATGAGTGCTTCCTCAATATGAGTAAGTGCGCAAGCATTTTCTCTTGACGAAAACGGTCCTGCCTGAAAAGCCTTTAAGCGATCACGGACAATTTCCAGTAAATCTGTGTCGATTACACCGTGAAGCGAATCTTTTTCTTTTCGTGGTCCGCACTGCATCTGCAATGTAAGAAGCAGATTATCTGGTTCCGCTCTTAACGATGTATCATCATCTTCAAGCGTTGCTGTTCCAGCCTTGTACACACAATATAAGTGATTAGCACCGCCTGGACCAATTTCGTCTACAGCAAACACATCATTTAATTTTTCTCTTTTCTGAATTGTTGATAACTGTTTCATTTCTAATCCTCCTGCTCTGGCTGTACATTCCCGCAGCCACGGCAATATGTTTTCCCATTAACTTTTTTTGTACACATGCAGTTGTGTACTTCATCACATTTCGTTTCATTTACTTCTACATAATCTTTCATATTTTTCTACTCCTCATAAATAATATCCAGTCCGTAAGCAACCGCAGCATCGTGCTCAATCTTGCATCCTCTTGCATTCTCCCAGCCTTTACAGAAGTACGCTGCATGGCACAGAGACATATTCTCTAAGGACTTAGCAAGATAACATATCGGAATCTGAACTACACCACGTTTTTTCATGGCGTCAATACTGTACCACTCATCTGTGAAAAGAGTATTCACAACCTCATATCCTTTTTCTTCAAGAACCTTAATTGTTTTCTCTCTTGTTGCTACGATTTCTTCATCAGTCTTTCCAGCCATTGGCTGACTTAACATTGCTTTCTTCATCATTAATCCTCCTGTTCGCCAGGACGTTTGCTTATTGGCTCTACTCCAATCAAGCACCCATTTCCGGCATATGCTATAAATTCAAATTTATTATTCACAACAACCTTTGATGTTTCGCTGAAAGGCTCTATCAGTTGATATGTCTCAAATATTGGCAGATACAGTGCTTTTGGTGTTTGCCAGTACAGTTTCCTTTTACCATCAAGTTTCCATCCGGAATCCGTAGTAATTGTCTCAAACCTTAAAATTCCAAGAACTTCCTGCCCTGTTGTTTCAATATGTGCAATTGTTTTTTGTATCATTCCGCAAACGCCCAATCTTCCGCAAGCATATCCGCCTGAGAAGCAAGCCATCCCATCTGTACTCCCGATGTTCCGACAAATGAAATAGCCATGTTTCCAATAGCATCATGTTCACAGTTTACAATTTCTCCATCTGCTGTTTTGTAAGAAATGCCAGTGGCAAGCTGAATGTACTGCTCCTTTCCATTCCAACCTTTACGAGCTACTTTACGTCCTTTCTTTAATTGCTTAATAGCTTCACCGAAAGAAAAAGTTGCTTCACCACCAAGTGCCGGACAGTTCGTGTCATTCGCAAAAATCCATTCATCGGAGCAAATATTGGTAAATGTGTAATCCACACACTCGGTGCTACGGACATCAATGTCATTACCATCTTTTGTATGCATCAGAATTGACTGTGCCGGAATACACCAGAACCAATATCCGGCCCATGATGGAAGTTTTACCTTTGCTCCATGCTTCATTGCTTCAAATGCTTCTTTAAATGTCATCGTTCATTTCTCCTTTCTTTCTGCTTCTATAACGCACTTACACTCTTAAATGCTTCCTCTATCTTTGGATACTGGATAGCAAACCAGTCCACTATTGTTTCCTCATGCCCAAACTGTTTGTAATGTTCAAAGTTCGGTCCTAATCCGCTTTCGTAAAGAAAAGCATGTATGATTTCGTGACGTAACTGCTTCTTCATCAAACAGTCGAAATCACCTAACTCGCTCACGTTATCAGTTCTCAATTTGATGGTTTTAGATGTATAGTCGCAGTATCCGTCATATTCTGCATCTTTCATCTCTTCACGGATAATTTTATATTCAGTTCCTAATACGTTTACTTTTTCCATTGCTGCTCCTCTCTTAAAAACGAAATAGGAGGGTTCGAACCTCCATCTCCAGCTCTTGCGCTGGTGCTTTTCCAGTTAAGCTACATTTCATTAGCAGGTGGACAGTAATCAAACCACCTCTGCTACGGTTCTTTAGGCAGTACGAAGAAAATAATAGTAAACATTGTAATAACACTGTGACTATCGTGCAAAAATGTGAATATTAAATCTTTGACGGAACTCCGCAGCTAAAATCCGTCTGTTACATAAATTTTCAAACACAATTAGGTCTTCACCTTATTCAATCATGGTAAAAGTCATATTCTGCCACTGTGATGATAGGTCTGAGCTTCCGAGAGCGACTCTTGGCTTCCTACCACTGTCTAAGCACACATAGGATTGATACCTACAAATTTCACGGTTCTTTCAGAATATCATAGTTGCATCTTACACCTATTCGCTTTATTTTCATCAACTTGCCATACCGCTACTTTAACGAACCTCTTGTGTTATACTCCGATTTCTCAGATTCAAGGCAAATCAGCTTATTTGAGAATTTCCAGTTAGTCAGTAGTCTCTCACACCACTCACATCACTGGATTATTTCTGCACCGCAGATGTCTATTAATCACTGACCACAAGGATTCTGCATTTGACTTCTCTATGATGATACACTGCAAGGCATTGTTGACGGTTTCCGTCTTCACCAATGGAATCACTCCCAGTGGAAAGAATCAGCTTATCCAATATCTCGAACAAGCCTATCTCGTCACCATTGCATCTCGGCATGACTGAAAAATCACTCTTCACCGAGGTAATCATATTTGAAAATTGCCGTATAAGGATTCGAACCTCAATCTTTCACTTGGGTAGGGGGTAGAATGAACGCTTTACCATTAAGCTATACG